TATAGGCTCACAAGCTTCCATAGTAGTATTAGATAAAGGAGTAGAACATAACCTAAAAAACTCATATACGGTTGATTTTAATGAAGGGTTACTTTCAAGAACTTTTGAATATAGCTCCAGTTTAGAGGCCTTAGAGAATGTTATCTTTTTTAGGGGTACCACTAGTAAACAAGAACAATCCACTCCTCCTAGAATAAACCACACAATCTCCACAGGATTTTTACCCAGTACTCTAGCAGACAGTGTTGAAATTACTGTTTATAATAATAACCAATCTAAATACTTTACTGATATTTCAGGTAGTGGTACTTTTACTCAAACTTTATCTGATACACTAGGTTTCCCTTCACCAATAACTGTATTTGAATCATTTGTAAACGCTAGTATAGATAATGCTAATGAAGATTTAGCTTCAAATAAAGTATTTATAGAGTTTAAAACATACGAAACCGAAAATAGAACTCCTTACTCATATAATATAGAATCTTTTGGTCTTAATAGTGTTAATGTGTTCGAAATAGATATAAACAATACTACTAATACTAATTTTGGTGATACGAATAATTCGTATGGTTTTAGATTGAAAAGAAAAAACAGGTTTTCTAATCCTTTAATTACTGAAAGTACCCCTGATGAATTACTAGAAAGCACAACAACACACTTTAGATTAGATGGATCAGATGATATAAATAAACCTGCTAACAATATTATTTTTTATAAATTAAATCCTATTCCGTCTATATTAATTAATCTAATTAAAGAAGAAGATTTACCTAATGGGATTGGGGAAGAAGGATTTATAGTTATACCTGAAAACTTTGATCCTAGATTAAGACCACAAATTAATAAGATATTAAAAGATAAATTAGGGTTTAATGTCGAAAGTGGTTTTAATAAAAATGATGATACTAATCCTTTTGGTAATAGATTCTTTGGGTTTAGGGGAAGTTAAGATACTTATAAAAAGTGTATATTTATAAATAAATAAAATATAATGGGATATTTAAATAATTCTACAATAATAGTAGATGCTATTTTAACAAAAAAAGGAAGAGAAGCTCTTTCAAGACAAGACGGGTCTTTTAATATAACCCAATTTGCTTTGGGTGACGATGAAATCGATTACACATTATTTAATGAAAATCACCCCAATGGATCTCAATATTCTGGTGAAGCCATTGAGAATATGAGCATATTAGAGGCTATCCCTGATGACAGGTATATTTTAAAATCAAAATTAGTTACTCTACCTCGTGGTACTTCTAAAATGCCTGTAGTAACTGCTAATGTATCTAAAATTACCCTTTCTTTAGGATCTACTACTAATATTAATCCTACTACTCTTAACTTTAATGGGACTAGTAATTTAAAAGAACCTGGAGGGTATATAGCTACTATAGGTGATAGAAGATTACTCCAAACATTCACAGGAACAGCTTCTAAAGGAGCTAGAGTATCCCGCAGAAGACCTTATTCAAATACCCCAATAGCTGAATCTGTATTAGGCCAATCATTTACACTTGCCGCTATAAATTCCCAAACTTTATTTGGTACCTCTACAAAATTATTAACTTCTTTAATAATAGAAGGAAGAGACAGCGGTGCTAGAGTAACTATCCCTGTAGAAATTAGCAAAGAAGTTATAGCCATTACAGCTGATCAAAACGTATCAGGAACCACAAGATAAAATATAAATCATGTCAACATTTGTAAGACTAACATCAGACGATATAGTAATTAATACTGAAAAAGTTTCAACATCTACTTGGAGCAATAATGTTAATAATTTAACAACTGCCCACACTTCAAGTACCCAAGCATCCTTTAGTAGTGCTACTGCAAGTGGGCAATTTTATATTGATGTATACAATGTTGCTACTGATTCAACCTCAATTACTCCTGAAGTCCAGTATTCTGTAGCTTATGGCCATAAAAATGGAAGTGGTTCCTTAGATTTTACTAACGAAACAGGATCTTTTGGGTTTAGTGCTACTAGAGATATTTACGGGCAATATAGATCTTTGGTATTTGGGGATGAAACTAGAAATTTTAGTTTCAACTCACATACTCCTGATGATATTTATGTTATAAATGTAAATCGTGCTAGATATAAACAATCATTAAAACCTGGTTCACTTAATCTAAAATTAAAAAAAGGATCAACAACATTATTTTTTACAGACGATTCCATAACTACTACAGGTAGTGCTGTATTAACTAATTTAGGAAGACAATTTAATATAGTATCCGGGTCTAATGGAGTTATGTTAGGTAGTAATTTAACTCGAGTTACAGATTCAGGTAGCTATGGATTATTTTACCCCGATGCTGGTATTATCATTATGAATCCAGATGCTTTAGACGCTACTACAGGGGATAAGGGTTTAAATTTAGGTACTTTACGCAATGAAAATACCTCAGATAAAAACAACCAAACTTTCTATAATGCTATATCTGCTTCAGGATATTTTATAGTAGATTCTGAAGAAACTATATCATCTCAATATTATTTTATAAGAGCTCGAAATAAAGAATTTAATTATACTACTAACCCTACATTTATTGACGGTGGTGGTAATTTAAATTTTGATTCTATGGTAGATGCCCCTAAAACTTATATTACAACTGTAGGATTATATAATGATGCTAATGAGTTATTAGCTGTTGCTAAATTAAGCCAACCAATAACTAAAGATTTTACTAAAGAAGCTTTAATGAAAGTTAAACTTGATTATTAATGTTTGTATACAAGAAGCTAAAAGCTTCAGATGCGAGCCGAACTCCATTTGAGGCTCATAAACAATATAATATAACAGCTAATAATACTAGCTCGTTAGGTATAGATTTTTTTAGTGCTCGTTTTAGTTCATCAAGTAAAGATACATTTTCTTTAAATGATCCCAACCAAACTAAAAAATATTTCCAGTTAGATAAAATCTATTATAATAAAGATTTTGGAAATAATATAGGGGGGTTAGAATATGAAGATCAAGATGTACGTTTATATAAAAAATTAAACGTTATTTCTATCCCTCAGGGAATATTTGGTAGTAGTATACAAAAAGGAACCCTTAATCTATTTGAAACTTACACAGATGATTCTAAAGGAAATATATACAATTCTTCTTTAACTCTTACTAATTACCCTACAGATAAGGAAAGAGTTTTTTATTTAGCACCTGTTAAAGGTTTTAAATTAAGTGACCTTACTAAAAATTATAACACAGGTTATAACTTAGTAAACCCACCTTCTACTTTAGATAAAGCAGTGTATGATGATTCACTTTACTTAAACACTGTAGAATATATTAGCAGTTCAATAACACACTTAAGTTCTTTAAATTGTACTGGCATAGATTTAAGTTCTGGGTACGTTAAAGTCCCCCACTCAAACAATATAAATTTTGGCCAAAACCAAAATTTCACAGTTAGTTTTTATTACAAAACCCCAACACTTTCAGGAACTAAATACTTAGTAGCCAAATCATATAGTAAAACTACCATTAATAGTCCTGAAAATGGTAAAACCAACACTACAGGTAGCTTACAACCCACAGAGGTAGATGCAGGAAATTCTTTTCCATTTGAAATATATCTTACTAATAATCAAATAAACTTTGCTAGGGCAGATCAAAATATAATTTCTTTAGCTACTAGCTCAGCTGTATTAAGTAACGATACTCTTTATCATATATCTTGTGTTAAGTCAGGTAGTGACCTTAAAATTTATTTAAATGGAGAATTAACAGGTAGTAATACTGATAATACTGTCCTTACTAAAAATAAAGCTAATTTATATATAGGAAATAGAGGAGGGACTCGTAGTGAATATAGTTCTGCTGGAGGAACTCTTTCACAATTAATGATATTTAATAAGGCTTTAAATAATACTCAAGTAGTTAATGTTTCTTCTTCTATAACTGGGTTACCCTATATAGGTAATATTTTTTATGAAAATGGTTTAATAACTATCACTTCACCTAAATACACAAATGATTTAGGTAGTGTCAATGAATCATTAAGTACCCAAATTACAATTAGCCCTACTTACGGTACTGCTGATGACTTTGATTTAAGATTATTAGAAAGTACTGGAAATAAAATATTTAATTCTTCTTTTAGAGCATATAATTTTACTCAAGAAGAAGAAAATTTATATGATAGTTCATCATATAGTATTATAGATTTTTCTAATACTAGTAATTTAGGGCCTTTTATTTCTTCTTCGAATAATACTGGAGACCCTGTAGTAGGAGAATATTCATTATTCTCTCCCCAAGAATCAGTAGAAAGAAATGAATATTTTAATATAATTGCTTTTCAAAGTGAATTACATACGATAGGAGGGTTTCTTAATATTCCTACACTCCTCCCCTTAGAAAATTTATTTAGTAATAAATATGTTCATGTTTCTAGTTCAACAGGAGGATTTTCCCCTACTAATGATTCTACTTCTATTACTATTAACTCTGATAAGTGGGTTATAAGTGCATCTGAGTCTACCACACAAACATTAGTTAATATACAAGCTAGTGCTTCTAGGTTTATTCAAGAAGATAATTTCCCTAGTTCTGATACTTCTCTTAGTGACACTATATTTGCTTATAGTAATGATACTAGTGCAGATAATGGGATTTTATATCTAGAAAATTTTGAAGCAGATGGTTTAGCAGTATCTAGTAGCTTAGAGGACATGCCTAGTTATACTGGATTTACAAGAAGATCCACAGATTTAGCAGGAACTAGTGCTAATGGATATACTCTTATTAGAACAACATTTGGTGATAACTCGGATGGTAATGATTATGTTGAATTTAGAGATAATGGTCCTTACAATACCACTACCCCAGGTGGTGATATCCTGATTACAGATATCCCTAATAATACTGAAGTTTCAGCTTCATTTAGGATGACTGTTAAACTTACTAATTCAGATCAGATATATACGCGTAATGGTGTATTTAGAATTGTATCCGGTTCTACTATGGTAGGATATGTTGGTACTTTCCAAGTACCACCTAATAGTTCAACTCCTGTTACCTATAATATTTTTGCTAATAATATTGGTTTAAATGTAAATGATAGTTATGAAATGCAAATTGACATGAATGGTAATTCTCAGTTAACAATGACTGAAGCCAAACTAGAAATATTTGCACAAACACCCACTCAAGGGAAAAGAAACAGTATAGTACTTAAATCAGACAATGCCACAGCATATTCCTTTAGTTCTGATAGAACCAGAAGGTACTTAGTAAATGTAGGGGAAATCCATACTAGTGCCTCAAACAATGCTTCAGGCCCTAACCACAGTGGGTTGTTAACGGGTTCACTATATTTAGGGTTATATCAATCTATCCAAGGCACAGTAACAGAATTAACTAGTTCAATAATCCCATCAGGAAGTGTATCTAGTTCTTTTATATATCTTTATAACCCAGGCGATATAAACAATAGTGGCACTACGGGTACTTCTGGAAACACATTAAATACTGCTGGATCTTTATATACTAAATTTTACATAGTTAATCCAAATACCTTAGATGAAGATATACCATTTAAAATTGGACCTAATGAAGGTTTTACTATTAGGGACTTTTCTATAAAAGAAATTAGTGGTTCAACAACAGTAGTTGTAGATCAAGATTTAACTGGGGCTACCTCTATAACTACTAATGAAAATATATTATTTGAAAACCCAATTTCCCCTACAGATAATACTAACTTTATAAGTATTGATACTGTAGATAGTAGTACTGAAATTACTAGCTTATTCCCTATTTTAACTATTGATGCTACCGGATCATTAATATCAGTAGGAGGAACTGGTTCTGCTGTAAGTGACCCTACTCAAATTAGTGCCAGCTTTGAAGCTACTGCTAGTGAAAATGGGGTATATGTTTTAAGTGGGTTGGATATAGATAGTAATTTTGGTACTGGTTTACCTAGAATAAGGATATACTCAGGTAGTACCTTAATCAGCTCATCTTTTGGTTCAAGTATTGATTTAATAGGTATAAATAACTATTCAAGATTACAAGCGGAATTAGTACGTTACAATAATACTAATGATCTTCCTAGTGGTAATAGCGTTAATATAGGATATATTCCTAAGGGACAGCCTTTTAAAATTGAACTAGATGTAGTAGAAAGTGATGGAACTACTTTAAAACCAACACCCTCAAATGAATCTGCTAGCTTTTCAGGATTAGGGGTTTATTACCTTACATCCAGTACACAAATGCTAGATAACAGCCCAGCAGTTCCTAACTGGTCTAATGAATATAATAGTATCCAAGTCAAATCACCTCATACCAGTACCCCATTTACAACAGGAAATATTACAGCAAGTATAGCTTCTGTTGGTGCTAGTACTGTAGCAATTTTAAATTCTCCCTTATTTATTACTGCTTCTTCTCCAGCTACCCAATCTAATACATTTACAGCAGTTCCTTTTGTAGTTGAAAAAACCTACAACTTAGGGGCTAATTCAAGATATATAATCTCCCAATCCCTAAATTATAATTTTGCTAATGGTAATAGACTAATATGGAGAATTGCACGAACTGAAGACGAATCAACCCCAATAAATCTAGGGGACCATAATTATGATTTTATATCGGATACTAATAATATATTTTCTAATACAGAAAATCAGTGGGTAACAGCATCCGCTACTATAGATACAACTACTGGAGGAGAATATAAATCTCAGTTTCTAATGTATAACCTTTCTCCAAATTTCACCGATAAAGCTACAGTAGGGGATTTCTTAAAATTATCTAGTGCTTCTTTAGAAGAATATGCCCCCACAGTTAGTATAGTACGCACAGGAGGAGATTTATTTTCCGAAACAGACCTAGAAAGTATTACCCTAAAAATAGCAGATAATACTGCTCCTTTAACAGTAGGAAATTCAAATCCACAAACTTATCTATCAACTTCAGCAGAAGTTAATCCTCCTGCTACTGATGAATTTACTTTTCAAAATGCTTCACTTATCCAATTAAATAGTCCTATATTAGTATTAGATGGAGAAATCACAGGATCTGAAGGAAACGTTTATGCTTACTATAAACAAACATCTTCTATAAACATAGTAAGTGGATTTAGTGCAGATATGGAAGGTGGTGTTATAACAAATCTAGGAGCTTATTCTAATACATTTAATATATCTGAAGCCACTAATAACACTATGTCAATAGATAACGAAGTTCTTCTATTAAATAATACCACAGCAACTGTAAATTATGTAACGGGGGGTAGTATAGATGATTTTAATTTAGAATTTAAAAACACCCACTTAATTTTTGAACATGAATATCAGTGCACAGTAGAAGAGGATGAATATAATTTTAGTTTAAATCCAACACTACGCTTAAACCAAGATATAGAAGAAGCTGAATTAGCTAATTTTGCTACTGGCTCTAACTTTAAACCATATGTAACCACAATAGGTTTATATAATGAAGAAGGAGAATTATTAGTAGTAGGAAAATTAGGCCAACCCATTAAAATGAGTGACGAAACAGATACTACATTTGTTGTAAGATTCGATACATGATAATACCAAATAGTTACGAAGAATTTCCAGAAAACACATATGGGTATGTTTACCAAACAACTCACTTACCTACTGGAAAAAAATATATTGGCAAAAAATCGTTAATATATAACCAAAAGAAAAAAATTGGCAAACGCGAAGCTGCTTTGTGGGAAGGTAAAGGCCGTCCACCAGTTTACAAAATGGTCCAAAAAGAAAGCGATTGGAAAACATATTACGGTTCGCACGAATTTATTAAAACTTCAATCAAAGAAGGTAAACAAGATGAATTCCAGCGCGAAATACTCCAACTTGCTTTTTCTAAAAAAGAATTAACCTACCTTGAAAACAAGTGGCTCTTTAGCAAAGCTGTACTTGAAACTGAGGATTATTTAAACGACAACATTGAAGGAAGATACTTCAAGAGGGATTTTGGCTTTTGACCTTTCTTTCATATATTTAAGGGATGAAGGAAGATCGCCTTATATATTTGCTCGAAAGCCTATTAGGAAAAAGCAAAAACGCACGCGGAGGAGACGAGGCCGTATTTAGCTGCCCTAATTGTAATCACCACAAGAAAAAACTCACATTCAACAAATATACCCAAAAATTTCAATGTTGGGTATGTGGGTTTAAGGGTGCTAGAGCTATTCAACTCCTTAAATTCATCAAAGCCCCATATACAGCTTTTCAGGAATTAAAAGATATTGACACCCAATATAATTTTAAAACCGCACATGTAGAAAAACCAAAGGATCAACTTCAATTACCAGAAGGGTTTATTTCTTTTCTTAAAGGAAAAGGACTAACCCGAGATAAAGCCTGGCATTATTTACAATCCCGAGGAGTTACTGCGCAAGATGTAGTAAAATACAATATAGGATATATTGAAGAAGGCCCGCTAACTAACTTTATAATCATACCAAGTTATGACAGACACGGAACCCTCAACTACTGGGTGGGTCGTTCGTTCGATTCGCAAGCTTATCACAAGCACAAGCTTCCGCCAACATCGAAAGATATTATTGGCTTTGACATGCTTTGTAATTTTAACCTTCCTATTATCATTTGTGAAGGTGCCTTTGATGCAATCGCAATCAAGCGAAATGCCGTGCCCTTATTTGGAAAACGAATCAGTAAATCTCTCTATAAAGAACTCGTTAGAGGGAGGGTAAAACAAATATATCTTGCACTTGACCAAGATGCAATAAATGATTCACTTAAGTATGCTAAAGAACTTATGGCATATGGTAAGGAAATATTTTTATTAGAACTTGGGGGTAAAGATCCAAGTGATTTAGGATTTGAAGAAATAACTCGTATACTTCAAAATGCAAAACCATTAACTTTCCAAGGATTAGTAGAGAAAAAAATCTTATACCAGTAATCGATATGTATTAGCAAACTATAGTTTAATGAAAATTGCTTTATTGCCAGGTGGATTTAAACCACCTCACCTAGGTCATTATAATATGGCAAAATATCTTGCGGATTTCGCAGATAATGTTATAGTTCGAATTGGTCAAAAAGAAAGAGAGGGTATAGGAGCTCCATTAGCTCTTGAAATTTGGAGTTTTTATAAAGAATTTGATTCCGACCCTCGTGCTAAAAAATTAACTATTAGTGTTGCACAATCCCCATCTCCTGTAAAGGACGTATATGATTTTGTAGAAAAAATTGCACCTGAAAAATCCACAGTTATTTTAGGAATGGGCGAAAAAGACGCCCAAGATGGTCGTTATAATAATATTCCTAAATTCGCAGAACCACGCAACATTAAAGCAGAAATCGAATTAGTTCCACCACAAGCTGGTGGAATTTCAGGTACTCGTATGCGCGAGATAATTAAAACCAACGATAAAACTGAATTTTTTAAGTATATCCCTAATTATCTCCCAGAAGAAATTAAAGAAGAAATTTGGACTAAATTAGTAGATAGTACCATGCCTACTAATATAGATGAAATGATGAGTGGTACTATGAATCAACAAGAAATGAATAAGCATTTAGCTAACATGAAAAAGCTACGCAAATTTTTTTCTACCCAAGGTGATCAAATGACTCAAATCCCAACAAAATTAACATCAGGTTTAAAAAGAAAATTATTTGAGGGACGCTATGATATGGAAACTTTATTAATATCTCGTTTTATTGTAGATATGTTTAAAGATGAATTTGGTAAAAAGTATGAAGATGAGTTTGAAGAAATAGGAAAACTCAAACAATCAGATAAAGAAGAAAAAAACGCTATATCTTATAATTTAGAGTTATATTTCTTTCCTACAGGGTTTGATAAATTAGGCCCTGACCCTTTTATCATAAATGCAGGTGCTGATGACGAGGCAATGTATATTCAGATTAATTACCAACCTGATATGTTTCCACAAGCATATAGTAAATTAATCCCTGAAATTAAAGACGCTGTAAGGCATGAATTAGAACATATAGGTCAATTTCATTTTGATAAGGGGGTTAAAAGCGACTTAAACAAAAATACAGACGATTTACCTACATTTGATTACCTTACATTAGATTATGAAATCCCCGCACACGTTCAAGGAATTTATAAAAATGCTAAAACCCAAAAAATTAAATTTTCTGACGCCTTAGATAATTTCTTAGACAGCAAAGCTGAAGAATTATCTAATGAACAAGAAGCTATAGTTAGAAAAATTTATATTGATTACGCAAAGAAAAATTTACCAGCGGCACAGTTCGAAAACTTTCCCCCATATAAAGCAAATCAGGTACAACAAACTAGATATAAAGCAAGTGATGTTTTTACAAATGATCGCAAAAAAGCTAAAAAATTAGGTTATCTACAAGAAAAAGACCCTAAAACTGGCACAGGTAAAAAACCAAAAGGATCAGGACGTCGTTTATATACTGACGAAAACCCAAAAGATACCGTCAGTATTAAGTTTAGCACTAAACAAGATATAGTTGATACTTTATCTAAAAAGTCATTTAAGTCTAAATCACACGCACGTCAATCCCAAATTATTAATTTAATCCACCAACGTGTAAGAGCAGCATATGGTAGAGCTAAAGATCCCGATGTTAAAAAACGTTTAAAGACCGCTTTAGATTATATCACTAAGCGTAAAGAAGCATCTAAAGAAAAAACAAAAAGAATGAGAAAAGAAGGATTATTCTCAAAAGATTGGTGGTTAGATGTAATCACTGAAGAGATATTATATGAAGGTGGCGCTGCAGGACATATGGCCCATCCATTTGATTTACCTAATGTTAAAACTGGTAAAGATTTAATTAAATCATTTGAACAAGCCGCAGAAAGCCTTAAAAAAGAGCCCGGTAGCGTTAAAATAGATGGCGTAAATGCGTCGATTAGATTAATAAATAACGCAGGTAAACGCCAGTTCGCCATGGACCGTGGCTCTAAAAAAGAACTCGATTTACGTGGCGTTACTAAAGCTGACTTAGAAGCTAGATTTGGCGCTGGTCACGGTATGATTAAGGCTGGTGGCGATGTGTTAGATATTTTTAACGATGCTTTACCAACAATTCAAGAAGAACTTGAAGCACTTGGAATGTGGGATAACCCCAACGTTATGTTTAATATGGAATACGTTTCAGGTAAATCAAACGTTCAAGATTACGGTAAAAATTTCTTAGCGATTCATGGGCTTTTAGAAGTTGAAACTAAAGAAGTACAAGGTGCCCGCAAAATGCTCGTAAAACGTATTACTTCGGAAAAAGGGTTTGCTGAAAGCGATATGAATGAATTACTTAAAAAATTAGAACCATTCGCTAAAAAGAAAGGATTCGAAATCTATGGTTCAGTTCCTACAACATTTACAAAAGACCCCAATTTTAAATCTGTTTTAGGGAAATCATATAAAATTGAATTTGCTGAGGGTGCTAAAGTTAAATCATTAGCCCAATGGTTAAATGATGTTACTAATATTCCCGCAGAAGACCGTATTCAAATGAATTTAGAAACTGGAGGCACCAAAGACGTTGGAGCATTAAGTAAACAAGTATATTTCGCAATATTTGGTGGTGAAACTGTAGATGATTTATTTGATAACGAACAAGATATCCAAAAAGCTATTCAAGGAGCTATAACATATCTTGCAACCGAAAAATTAGGTGACGCTATATTAGATGTACTTGATTCACCTATGGGTTCTGTTAATGATCACGAAGGTGTAGTTATACGTGACCCCAAAATTTCAAATCGCCCATTTAAAATCACAGGCAAATTTATAACAGGAGGTGTGTCCTCACAATTCCAATCAAAATGAAATTAAAAGATATATTAAACGAAGTTGAAATTAGCCGCAATATTGAAATCGACATTGTAGGCAATGATATTATGATAAAACAAGGTGACCGCATAAATGGTAAACTTGTTAGTATTGACATTGCTTATGTAGGAATGTCAGACCGTATTTATAGAGGATATCTACGTGTGGAGACAGGAGGACCCCGCCCACAACAAATAAACCTTAGTGGGGGTGAAAGTGGATTATTTGAATTTTATGATGCTGTAGGAGCAGGACGTGGGGCTGAAGCAAGAGATTTCTTTGCAAAGTATGGGGTTAAGATAGAATCTTCAGAATTTGACGTAAGTTAAATCTTTATTATATGTATTATTGCATATGCAAGTGCAAATTAATTAATTAACACAACAAAAACACAAAATCATGGCCGGATTATTATCATTATTTCAGGACGGAGAGTTTGGTTTAGACGGTTCACGTCACTCAAGAAAACTCCCAGGCAACAAAGATCTCGAGGTAGCATTCACTGCATACAACGTAGTTGGATCTGCTCAAGAAGCCCACTTATTAATTACTGCTCCACTTCCTTACAAAGGAAATGCTTCAGGACCTATTATCGATACTGTAGGTAGTAACGCATCCTAAGTAATTAGTACTTTACTTTGATCTCTAAAGGCCCCTTCTTACATTAGAAGGGGTCTTTTTGTATATATAAACGACATGCTAAAGAAAGAATTTAAAAGAAAAGATGTAGAGCGGATGCGCAATCTGGTTAAAGGAAAATCAGGCGAATCAGCCGAAACACAAGTTGGTTATACTTCTAAGAAGGAAGACCATAAAGAAGGAGATGTTTGGGAAGAAGATGGTAAAAAATGGACCATTAAAGATGGTATAAAACAAACTGCTACTAAACTTGACGAAGTAAAAAAAGAAGCAATACTACCTTTATTTTGTCCTAAATGTAAAAGTTTAATGAAACACCGCAATGATGCTAAAATGTATAAAATACATAAAACGTGTTTTGATTGTGTTGTAGAAATGGAACATAAACTTAAAATCGAAGGTAAGTATAAAGAATATGAAAAAAATATTATTGCTGATAATGCAAAAGATTATTTAGATCATTTAGAACAATATTTATTAGAAGCAATAAATACGTCAAACACACAATATGTTTCTGAAAAAGGTGAAGTTGAGAGATGGAAAGGAGGAGTTAATAAAGATGAGTTTTTAGAAAAAATGAAAACCAATTTTACTGACTTTAGAAAACAAGTTAATGAATACAAAAACACAAATACAAATGATAAAACTTAAAGAACTCTTATTTGGTAAATCTGATTGTGGGTGTGATACTACTATACTTAAGGAAACCAAACTTAACCAAAAACCCTCCATTTCTGAAAACCTAAAATATCACTTAGATAATAAAATACCTTTAGGCGAATCTGTTTTTAGAATTAGTTCTAATGCCCATGTTAAATTATTTGCAGAAACTAGAAAACTATGGGAAGCTGGTAAAATCCAACTTTCTGAAGCAGATGAATATTTTATGCACACTGATGCGGGACGCCAAGGAAGATATGAAGGAAAATTAGTACCCCTTGATTTACCATATATTATGGAATCTGAAATAGAAGAAGCTAAAAAATCTTCTAAGAAAAAAAATCCCCCTTTAAATAAACCAAAACGTGGTGGTCCCAAAGCATATTTTGTTTATGTAAAAGATCCTAAAACTAAAAGAGTCAAAAAAGTAACGTTTGGTTCTGGCGGTTTAAGAGCAAAAATTAGTAATAAAAAAGCCTCACAGGCATTTGCAAAAAGACATGATTGTAAAAATAAAAAAGATAGGACTAAAGCTTCTTATTGGAGTTGTAGATTACCTCGTTATGCTAAACAACTGGGTCTCGGAACACCTGCTTCAACATACTGGTAAACCATATACTGAAAAAGAAATTGCTAAAAATGTATATGAAAGGCAATTTTCTCGTAAAGTAAAACCTGAACAACTTAAGTGGCATATGGATGATGAAGATCGTCTTATTATAAATAAACATGCTACTAATTGGAAAATACAGTTGGAAAATCAACTTCCAGTTTCTTTGGACAAGCCTATATTTATTGAGAGACATCAATGGCACCGCCTTATTAAAGGAGAAGGGTCATTAATTCTTAAGATAAAAAAACATGCTAAACGAGCGTAAATTACCAAAATCCGTAGAAAAAATGGCTAAAGCATTACCAGATGCTGAGTTCAAAAAACGCTATGGTAAAAATTGGAAATCCGTTAAGATAGCCACAGCACAAAAATTAGCTGAAAATTTTCTTATGGCTGAAAATTGTGGTTGTAGTGCATGTAATGATGAATTAGAAGAGAAAAAAGCTAAACGAGATAGATGCCTTCGTATAGCTGATCGTAAATTTAAAAAACCCTCTGCATATAAAAGTGGTGCTGTTGTTAGATGTCGTAAAGGTAAAATATGGAAGGGAGTTAAAGAAGTCTATAAACAATTAGACGAAAAAGAAAAAGAAACCCTACGTACATGGTTTAAGCGCCGTGGAGCTCCTGGTAAAACTGGGGGCTGGGTAGATTGTAATTCTCCTATCCGTAAAGATGGTAAAATTACTGGATATAAACCCTGTGGTAGGCAAAAAGGTGAAAAACGCAAGTATCCTGCTTGCCGTCCTACTGCTGCTAGATGTAAAGATAAGGGTAAAGGTAAAACATGGGGTAAAACCAAAGAACAAAAAATACGTGAGACAATTCAAAACGCAATAAAAAATACATTATAATGAGCTTTTTAGACGAAAAATTCTCTGATGAATATGATAATAATCCCAAACTAAAGGGAAAACAAAAAGACTTACCAGATGCTTTACAAAAGGCAATAGTAGGTAAAACAAATGAAGGTGTAGTTAAAGACCTTGAAATGAAAGCTATGGAAGCCTCTTCATTAGAGGAATTTTTAGATGATGTATACCAAGACTATCCTCAACATAAAGGTAAATGGGAAATTGAAGATTTTTTAAAAAAATATTATTTAAACGCTGGAGGTCCTATTGACGAAGGTAAAGCTAAAAACTGGCTTGTGGGATTAGGTTTAACAGCTGCCGCTATAGCAGGATTAAAAGGTCTAAATAATAGTGATCCTGTTATTAAAGCTATTAAAACAGCCCAAAGTCAAGGATTAGTCGATACTCCTGCAGAGAAAAAAGCCGCTAAAGATATGCTCCTTAGAAGAGGAGTATGGTTAGACACAGGTAAAGGAGAAGGAGGAGATATAACTGTAGCTAATGTTAATAAAGCATTAAAAGAAGCTAAAACAATCGAATTACCTGCTGATACCACATTTACTGTAGACCTTAAACACCTTATGAAAAAACATATGGATGAAGGTAAATCTAAAGAAGACACAATTAAATTTACTAAAGCATTAATGGCAAAACTTCACGATAAAGGTGAAGTTAAAGTTGATGGTACTAAAATAGTATTTAAAGAGGGTAAAAAGAAAAGCGGCTACATGGGTTATACTGACATGGCAAATGAAGCCTCTATTATGGGAATTCCCCTTGAAAGCTTTGCAGACTACTATACAGCACTTGACTTAGCAAAAAATATAGGTGTTCCAGTAGTTGCGTTTAGTGCTCTTTTAGCGATAATGGGTGTCCAAAGAGCAACAGAATTCCTTAAAAAAGGAAAAGAAGCTGTTATGGATTGGTACAAGCAAAACGTGAACGAACAAGAAGATGCTCAATTAGCACTTCCTGAACCAGA